CCCCCGAATGTAATGGGTTTGCTGACTTGGCGCAACTCCTTTTTTATCTTTTTTCGGAAAATATCCACATCTGCAAACTCGTCCGGGTACAGTTTTTGCATCGTAACTAGATCGCGCAAGACGTGAATTCGGTTGATAAATTCTACTAACTCGCGGTGTGTAAGGTTTTTAATGTCCTGTAAGTAGTCAGCAAATATAATTTCACAGTTTGTAGTGTGAATATCTTCTTTCACAGCGAGGATTAGGGCAGGATCCCGTGTTAAGTAGGCGGCAACACGAACTTCCAACTGCGCGTAATCGGATGCAACAAATACGTGTCTAGGACGGGCTTTAAACTGTTTCTTGATATTGTCATCGCGTAAGATATTCTGAAGATTAGGATCCCTAGAAGACAATCTGCCGGTAATAGTTCCTGTAAGAAGAAAATTGCTTCTTACTACACCCTCTTCTGGATCTATTCTGTCATATAACCCCTTAACGTAGGTGCCGTAGCGCTTTGCTAAGATTCGGTACTCTCTTAGCAGTTTTACGACAGTGCAGCCTTGCTTTTCTAGGAATTCTAGGGCTTCTTTATCGGTAGATCTCGATACATATACATACCCCAAGTCATCATATAGTAAAGTAGCCAATTGAGAAGTGCTATTAATATTTATGGGAGTTAGCCCCTTCTCTTCTGCAGCCATATTTTCCTGCTTTTTATCTGATTCTATACAGTATTGTTTACTTTTGCTCGTTTGGTTAATAAAATCAATAATCTCCTTTTCCTTCTTATCCATTTCCTCTAGAAGATTTACGCTCAACTTTCTATTATAGGGAATGTCAACTGCAACACCGCGTTGCTCTATCTTAGATAGCGCATTTGTTGCTGGTATAATAATATTCCTGTAGGCTGTCATAGGCGAAGGATAGCCAAACGGCGATGGTTCGCGTTTATAGTCCTCTTCAATCTCACGCACAAAGAGATGAAATAACTTGAAAGTAGCATCGCAATCATAACCGTGATATTTATATAGCATCTCCTTGGGGAAGCAAGAATAATCGAATTCTTTGGCCTTTTTTCCGCTGTAATGGGTGCGCTTGAAATCGTCCAGTTCAAATTCCCAGTCGGGTGCGCCCAAATACTTCCTGCCTACGGTCTTTAATCCATGAATTTTACCACTGCCGTAAGCAGAGTTCTTGTCACTATCTGATCTCTCGTCTAGTTGCGCATGCAACAGCATCGTATCTTCGTCAATGCGCGCATTTATACCACACATACGAAGAAATTTTACATCAAATGTACCGTTGTGCCATATCCATTTTAACTTAGGACTTTCGTACAGTTCTTTCAGTTTATTGCGAATCTTGTTATTCTTCAAATATTGAGCAGGAATAATGTAAGATAAATTTTCTTGCCAACACATGCCTACGGATAGGATAGGATCCGTTCTAAAGTTAAGACCTTTTGTTTCCAAGTCGCTAGCAATATACTCTGCGTTTTTCTCAATAAAATCAAGGCGTTCTAGACACCTTGCAGTACTGTCTTCTACTACAATTTTTGGGAGTACGTACTCTTTTATTGTGCCTTGCAGGAAGTTTACAGCTTGTTTTATTACCGCATTGAAATCTTCGAATAGCCCCGTTTGGCGCAACACGGCTGCAGGATGATAGGCATATAGTACATGGCATTTATACTCTTCCAAGTAATCGATAGAGAACATTTTCTTGGTAATTTTTGCTTGCCAATCACCTGTTACCGCATGCATGGCAGTAGCGCCCATGCACACGATAAGTTTTTTATTTGGTATAGCGGCAAGTTCAAGTTTAAGTCTGTTGTTACAGGCTTCAACCTCCGATCGAGTAGGCGTACGATTATCTAGTGGACGGCACAAGTTCGCATTTGTACAGTATACATCCTCTCTGGACAATCCGTTGCCTGCAATAATGGTATTGAACAACTTGCCAGAATCCCCGATTAGGGGAACCCCCATAATATATTCGTCATGTCCAGGAGCATCCGCTACAAATACAACTTCTACTCTTTCCTTTGCATTTTCTGTATACCCTGGAACTGGGAGGAAATTGCAGGAATCATAGAGTGTACATTGTGAACAGTTAGCCCCTGGATAAGTCATAATGTCCTAATACCTTTTTTATGTAATGCATATTGTCTCGGAAGCACTGTGCTTCCTGAGAAGTAAAGTTTGTGCTAAAGAAACTTTCATCTATAGTCAATACATCATTATAGTTTGGGTATACTATACTTTTACTTGCAAGTCTTGCGACTTTTTTTGTATCTGTAGACCTAACCCATTTGAAATCTTTCAGAACTCCTTTTATTTCATCGAGTTTATAGTCCGTCCCCAATAGGTGAATGTATTTCTTCTTTGCAAACACGCGGACTTCTGGAAGTAATTCTAAACGGTTACTCGTAAAGTAGCGTACTTGAGAAGAAACGCCTATAGTGTCTATATAAGGAAGTGTCAATAAATCATGCAGACATGCAAACCACTCGTCTAAAGTTTCTCCTTGCGGGACTCCCATAAAATGAGAAGGAAAATTATTCTGATTACAGTAACGCTTGCACACTCTGTGAAAGTGTACAGCATTTTGTACAGTTCCTTTTCTACTGCCTTTTACGTCAGGAAGAATAACTTCTGATGGGCGCAGCATACGAATCCAGCGTATAAATACATCTTCTGTTACCTTGGAATCGTAGCAATTCAGGGTAATGAAATTTGCGGGGACCCCGCAGACTTCACGAAAGAATGCCGCATACGCTGGATTATGTTGGAGTTCTCCTAGTAGAGCCATATAATAAAATGTATAGTCCTGTGTCCATCTCTGGACGGACACAGGAGAAATAAAGGCTATCTGCATGTCTGTTAGAACATGCGGGCACTAGGAGGATCAGAAGTCTTTGGAGCACTATCTACGCTAGTTGCATCTTCCGTTGGAATGGCAAGTTTCTCAACTGAGTCCCTAAACTTCGGATCTGTTGACTTGACCACGGTAATTACAACCTTCCTCCCTAGGAAAGCCCGCTCGTTGAAATCGAAACTACCTGAGATGGGTTCATTTGTAAGAACTTCTAGGAATCCCATAAGGCGGAACAGCGCGTTGGGTGCAAGGGAAGTTACAGCGTATGCCTTCTTACCCTTATACGGGCCATCCTGAACAAGGAAAGTCCAACTATAGAACGGATGGCCGCCATTTTTGGCCTGCTTAAGCTCAATATTATAGATAGTAGCTAGGTATGTGTCAGGCGGAACAGAATTGTTGGTTTCTGTACCGGTAAAATCAATCTTCATTTATTCTCCTTTTCTGGTAATTGCTAATTCGTAAATTTGCCCCATTGTGGGATTATGCATTACATATGGTAGTCTGTTGGATCTATCCTTACTGATGTATCCACCGTTTGTAGATTTGAATAGGATAGCATTACTATACTTCACTTCATTATCATTCTCTCCTCTTTTAGTCGTTTCTACTAGTCTCCCCACAATATCAACAAATCCACAAAGTTCTTCCGGAAGTTTCCCCGAAAATGATGGTTTTGTTACAATTGCCCCAGATTGTTCGTCCTTTACTTCCTGAGCATGTGCAATAAAAATTGTATTCACATTGGGGATGTTTTTGTAATACCTAACAAATTTCCGTACAGCGTCAGAATTTTTTCCCCATTCTTGCAAACTAGGTTGTGATCCTACCTTGTCGGGACGTGACTCATAAAGACGATTCATGATGGTAAGCATAGAAAGCTTTTGTGCTTCCGTTGTCGTATCAATGACTACCGTACGAAATACATTCTTCTTTGATGCAAGATAAGAGTAATACCTCTCCATGTCAACATCAAATACTGCAGGGCGTACAATTTTAATATTCTTTTTGTTGTAGAAGTCACGCATAGACAACGCGCCACCTTCCACATCAATATAGAGCACAGGGGACATCTCTTTACAGAGAGTTGCTGTACTAGCTAGTACTGTTTTCCCTGAACCTGGAATACCGTAAATCATCATATTCAACTTGGACGGGGTATCAACTTCTATTGATTCAAAGGGGAAATCTTCATAGAAATCAATATCATCGTCTAAAACATTTTCAGTTTGTTCCATTTACTCTCCTTTTGGGTTCCATATACTTCACTTCTTTCCTGTTTTCTATACAGGGACTTTATTATTGAAAGGGTGTCGCCATTACTCATTTCGCTCGCGCAGATAGTTGAGTAATTGCACATTGTTTTACAATCCGGAGTCAAAGTAGGGTATAAGATGTGCTCATCTTTTGCCCTTACCATCTCCGGACCGATACGAGTCAACATCAATTCGAAATGTCGATACTCATCAGCACTTCTCCGTATCTTCACCCGCCGGAAGAACGAATTTCCCCTTGCCTCTAGCGCAAGTAAAATATCGTGATAATCGTTAGGGTTAAATCCGTTATCCAGGATAGCTTTATAGTATACATCCTTTGTTGTGTCTATTGCAACATTTTTGCTTAGACTTTTTCCACTTTTTAGTACTTCAGGGACAGTCGGTATTTTCTTGCGGAGTCCATTATAGATTACACCCATAACAGTCTCTGACTTGTCTATTCCCTGCACTTTTCCTAGTTTAACCAGTTGTGTAAGTACCCAAGGGTAACCGACAGTTTGCAAATCGAATACCCAATAGTCCTCACTTGGTGGCGTAGTATAAGTCTTATGTTCTAGTACCCAGATCCCCTCTTTGTCTCTGACTATGCCATCCATTTTGCCTACGTAGATATTCGTACCCCAAGGATATTCAAATTCATATTCTACATGGACAACTTCAAAGTCATCTTGTGGTACTACTGCCGCCTTATAATGCTGCAGCATCTCTCTGCCCAAGATTCCTAGGTCTGGCCCCTCGTTAGCTACCTCATCCTTATGGGTACTATACCACTCTGCATATGTTTCAACCGGATCCTTCCCATCTCTATAGTAATTTTCCAAGGCAAAATGAATGCCAGTACCGAAGAACAATGACACTGTTTGCTTATTAGGAATTATATTCATCATGTTAAATGAATTGTACTTCCACTTTCTTCGGCATCGGCAAAATGTAGTAATATCACTTATAGATGTGCGCATGTTATATTATGTTGTTGGTACTACATCTGGAGATAGAACTATTAAGCTCTTACTAAGACAATCTAGAAAATCCGATAATGTTGTATAAATTTTGATTTCATCTCCTAATACAATAGATATCATATATTTACGTGTGCATTCATCATCAACAGCCTGAAGGCCAATACGCATAAACTCGGCTGTAGGTAAGCGGTTAAGTAACTCCTGAAATTCCTCTGGTGTGGTGGTCAATGTAAAATCTGACTTCTGTACATCACTCATTTCTTATATTCTCCTTTCCTACTGCTGATTACCCCGTCTAAAATATCCTTAGATATAGTTCCATGTGAGGTAATCTTTCTTAGTTCTTGATAAACTCTCTGTCGTTCTCTCTGTCTTTTGTCTACTACACGAACAGTGGGTTTTCTAAATTCTGTTTCTATAGCGTATAGCTTTTCCAAAGGTATGTCGTCAATATAGATCTTTTCGAATACCCTTTTACTTACAACCTTTTTTCTCTTTCCTTTCTTTAGTAGGACATCTTTCTCAGATGCGGCGACAAACTCGACAACCCTAACACCACCCCCAAAAGACGGAATCTCTAGTGTCAGATGTACCCTTATTTTCATAGGGAATTTATGCGCCGGACAATTCGAATAATGCTGTTTCCGCTTGTGTTACAGTTTCAAAAGGACCTGCAACACAGTTATAGGATGTTTCATCCGGACTTTCTGGCAATGGCTTCCGGAAGATGTAGTATTCATCATTTAGGATAATAATTGTATAGTCACTTTCGTAAAGGTAAAAATCACCTTCTAGCATAAAAATCTCCCCAATAAACTATGATATAGTGTACCTGGAATAGGTTCTTCAAATATACGAGTATCTCCGCCAAATGAATTGAGTACGCCAGTAGCATAGATTTGAATGCCTAAGACTCTCTCATCTTTGTCTAATTCATCTAGTGTGTCATCTCCCTGAATATTTGTAAAGGGAAAAAGTTTAAATTTTGGATCTATTGGACAGAAAGCACTTTCTGGAAGGGCGTAGTCAAGTAGACCACAATTGGTTACTGCAACCTTCATTAGCACGGGACCTGTAAGCCCCCATGCAACAGTATCATAATCATTTTCATAGTCTTGGGCCATCTTCTCTAAGGTGTCTAACAGGATCCCCTGAGGGGCCTTTATTACTACGTCAGCTATCATACTGCGCGCGTGCTTCCCGAATACGTAAGGCACATCAGGCAGGGGCTTTAGACAGTATTGGTCCGGAGATGCCTTTGCAATAGTCCCCTTACCTGCAGCGAGCATTTTATAGTAAAAAATATCAGCAAAAGGTGCGTATGATTGCAGTTTTACATGCTTTTTTATTGTAGAGGGGTCTATATCCCAAATATCCCTAGCGTTTTCTATACTAATGTTAGGGTCATTAGGAATATTTTCTACTTTACCGTATGTAAACACTTTTACGTTACACCCTTGTGCAATCCATGACATTGTCGCTGATTGCTCTAATTTGGTCCAGGGTCTTCCAACCCAAAACATACCTATTGTTAATGCCATTTACCCCCCTTTGGGTTATACTCTATAAAGTTACTTAACGAATAAACAATCTATGGTTTCCAATGCCACGTAAAGTTAACCGCATTTACTATATCCACAATTCAAGCATTGGTTGCATCCATCTTGTGATATTAGACTATACTCCCCGCAATGATTGCATAATTTTCCGTTAACTGCAACTGTTTTCTTTTCCTTATTTACAAAAATATCGTGTTTCTTTTCTATGTGTCGCTTTAGAATTGCCCCATATGCGGCAGGGAGAGATGGAATATACTTGCCATCTATCCAGCTACCTCCAGTTGGGGAATGTACCTCGGAAAGTACATCTGCAATATATGACACATCATCTGTACGTCTCATGAGTGCGGAGATAATTCTCGCTAGTGCCATTGTCTCTGCACTAGATGTTGTTGCCTTTGTCGCGATGAATATTTCCCACGGGCGACCATCCTCTAAGTCAGCAATAGTGACGTAGCGAGAACAATTATCATCTGGCCAAGCAGGGATGTAATACGTTTTACTATCCAATACAGATGGCCGCTTGTCCACAGAGACGATAGGAACTATCGCAGTTTCCTTTTTATTTTCCGCAGGTGCTGTGGACAGAATTGAGCCTCTCACATCACTTGGACGGTAGGTGGTGCAGCCCTTACACTTTCTATCATATGCGCTTTCGTAAACAGACTTAAAGTCTTCAAAACTATACGATTGTGGCACATTTATTGTTTTCGATACAGATGCGTCAATCCAATACTGTACATTTTCTAATATATCTAGATGGTCGGTAATCGTCAAGTGTTCTGTAACACTATCCATTACATGCTTAGGAATCTCCAAGCCGGGATATAAATGCTTGAATAGTCTTACACCGTAATCCTCAATATCATAAGATTTATATTCATCACCACCACCAATACGTACATTACGACTATAGGATAGAGCAAAAGCCGGTTCAATACCACTTGTGCAGTTATCGCCAAAAGCTAAAGCAGTGGTACCCGTAGGAGCTACTGTTAAGATCACACCGTTACGAAGTCCATATTTGGAGATATCATCTCGTACATTTGTTGTAAGTTTATTCCTAACAAATGGTGCTTTTAGAATTGCCTCTCTATCGTATAGTGGAAACGCTCCCTTTTCTTTTGCAATATTTGCTGACTCTGCGTAAGCGTAATTTGCTATTCGCTTCATTATAAAATTTGTATGCGCACTGGAATCACTATCGCCGTAAGTACAACCAAGCATTTGAAATACTGTTGCTAATCCCATAATACCTAGGCCAATTCGTCGCTTGTTCTTTCCTTCTTTTTCTTGTTCTGGAATTGGGTATTGAGTGACATCGATAACATTGTCCAATGCTCTAACTGCAATTTTTACAGTTTTTTGTAATAATACTTCATCAAATCTAGCATCAGTTGTAAAGGGATTTGTTACAAACCTTGATAGGTTTATTGCCCCCAAATTACAATTTCCGTTAGATGGAAGACCTTGTTCGCCGCACGGGTTCGTCGTGGCAATTTTCTCAGTATACGATAGGTTGTTTAGTTTATTTACTGTGTCAACAAAGAAAATTCCTGGTTCGGAGTATTTGTATGTCTGATTTAGGATTTGATCCCAAAGTACCCTAGCGGCAATAGTGTTATATACCACACCATCAAACTGTAAATCCCAAAATTGATCTTTACGTACAGCCTCTATAAAAGTATCAGTAATACCTACGGAAATATTAAAGTTTCGAAGATTCCCAAAGTTACTATACAATTCTCGTCTTGTGTTTGTGTCTTCTACTTTATCAATTACTGAGTTGCTCCCCTTAATCTTGATAAAGTCTAGTATGTCGGGATGAGAAACGTTAAGAATTCCCATCATAGCGCCACGGCGGGAATTACCGGACATGACGGTGCTGCACATGGTGTCAAAGACACGCATAAAAGATAGTGGCCCGGAGGCAGGGGCGGTTGAATCGTGTATCTTTGATTTCGCTGGACGAATGGTGGAGAAATCAAAACCAATCCCACCACCATACTTTTGTGTAATTGCTGCTTCTTTCACAACATTAAAAATTCCCTCCATGGAATCTTCAATTGTTGAGGAAACAAAACAGTTGAAAAGTGTATATTTTCCAGGGACACCCGCACCGGCAAAGATACGTCCAGCAGGTACGAATCTACCGCTAGCCAATTCTTCATATAGAGAGGATTCAAAGTCTGAATCGCCCTCACTCAATACTTTTGCTACTCGCTTAAAGGAGTCATCTATAGTTGCATCCTGAGGGGCTTTGTACTTCTGCTCCCAAATGTAATTTGCGAATTCTGATCTTTCCATACCGTAGTCTGTCACCTTCTTTATTTCTCCTTTATTGTTTTCAATATTTCTTGCATAGCGAGCAATTCATTATTTATTGCTGTTTTGCTGTTTGTCAAATCAAATATATGCTGTTCTATACTGTTCTTTCCTATAAGGTTTATAATCGTAACAGTATGCTTCGTTTTTATTCTGTGTAATCTGTCTTCCGCCTGTTTATTATTGGTGGGCACCCAGTCCTGTTCGTAGAATACCCCTGTCTGTGCCACATCTAAGTCAATGCCATAAGCAACTGCCCCGATACCTGCGATGGCCACACGGACGGTTTCGTCTTCCCGAAATGTGTTCAGTATTTCCGTTCGGTCTGCTGGAGAAATATCACCTGACACAGACACAAAGGATATTTTAGCCTTTTCTAACAATTGCTGCAAGTGTTCAATTGTTTGTCGGTACCAAACGAATAAGACTATTTTCCCATCATAATCGTTAAGTATATCTAATAGGACAGCATCTTTGTTACTGTGCGTATTACAGATCTGTCTAAGAGATATCAACCTTCTCATGTCCGATATTGTGGGGTCTTCAAGACATTTGTTGTATTCTTTTTTGTCTACATTGTAATATATAGTATTGTATACTTTAGGTGGTAAGTCTTTTGCTACATCCTCTTTCTTTCTTCGTAACATATATTGTCGTAGCATTGTCTTAAACCGCATAATTTGCGACTCTTTCATCCCTAATATTTTCTGCCCCCATATAGTCTCTTCAATTTCACAGTATCGATCAACAAATGCCCAGAAACTGCTAAAGCGCTTACTATCCAGTATGTGGAGTAAGTGCCACACACTATGGGGGGAGTTCCATATCACCGATCCTGTTAACAAAATAACTTTGGGAATAGAATTTGCTAATTTAGAGGCGCCTACGTTTTGCTTTGCTGCCCGTCCTTGTAATCTATGGGCTTCATCCACAATAAGGGCATCAACAAACTTTTCCATTAGCGCAGCTACTACGTCATCTTTTCTTAGTGCTTCGAGATTAATAATTATAAAGTTTGTGTTGCTTTCTTGAATTTTCTTTATTCTATTCTTGGGCGTTGTACAATCTACGTACGTTTGTGTGGGAAACCACTTATTTATGTGGTCAATCCAATGACTTGCAACATATGCGGGGCACACTATAATTTTTTTATTGTACTCATATGTACCATAGAGAGCTTGCAGTGTCTTGCCCAGTCCTGGCTCATCTCCTAGAATTCCGTTATTCCTTCGGATCCACTCTACCCCCTCCTTTTGATAAGGACGCAGTATGGTTGCTTCTAAGTCTAGAGAGGACAGCCAGACTACAGCAGGTGGTTTTAGCCATTCTTTTACACTGTGATGCAGAGTCACATCGCATGGTAATCGTTGGACATCCTCGACTACGAGAGGCTCATTGCCCCCCATAAACAAGTTCTTTTGCTTTGACTGCTTTACCCCCGGTATCCGAGATAATCGCTTTTGCTCTTCTATACTTTCGCAGTGGATATTGATCTTGTTAGATACGTAATAGACAGTTATCATTTAGTAACAAGCATTCGGTAGTAATCTTTAGATTGTTTACACACCATACCCCAGTCAGAAATAAAGCCTCTATCATAAGCGCAGGCGTTATAAATTGCAACTGCACTACGTTCTAGTTCGGGGTCCTCAATGAGGACATCATCCCCAAAAGCACCCACATGCATCTGATTAAACATTTAGTTGTTCTCCCTTAACCTCAAGAGCAAACAGTGCACTGGTTAACCCGACATGACCCCCTTAACGGGCGGTACCCTTAGCAATTTGTCGCAGTACACTGTTTTTATACGTTAGCCTAACCGCCTAGGCAAAAAGCTACCAAAGCAGCAATAAGAATGATAGCAGGTCCCGATAGGTACATCAACACATACTGCATTGTATCTACTCCTTTATTTGGATACCGGAAAGAGAGAAGAAAGATCATTGCACTTGTCACCAAAACGGACTTTTGCAACTTCAGGCTCCTTGGCACAAATGACTGCAGCATAATCCATAGCGGCTGCTTTACCTGCGTCTGTGCCATCATACGTAGATGCATGATTTAGAGCATTAGCGAGTCCATCAAGGCCTCCTGGGGTATACTGTAATGACTGGTTAGAATAGGAAAATAGAGGGCCCAGTTCAACACCCATACTTGTTACAACCACATCAGGTGTTGCTACAGCCTGTGGAATAGCAATTGGGTTACGGACGTAAGAGAACCCCCATGCGTTTGTATCGCCGACACTTCCTCCTGTAGCGGACCCTCCGCCACCTCCAGATGCTGCCGATGCCGCATTTGCACTTGACTGCATTTTTGCAGTCATAGATGCTTGTGCTTTACCTACCGCATTATTGTACGCAGTTTGAGATGGGGTAGGCGTTGGAGCTTTGTCCCACGCCATAACCGGCGTGGCAAACATAGAAAATGCTAGTGTAGTGGACATAACAACTTTTTTTACATTCATCATAGTACTTTCTCCTAGTTAATCTGTGTATTCAATAGGTAAGTGATCCACACAAATATACTTACCTCTGATAACTTCATAGCAGTCTTCACACACTTTACGGCGGCAGCACTTTACCCAATGTAAATTATCTATATGGGTAGTTTGTCTGCAGATAGGGCATTGCCCTACGTTAAAATTTATCTTCATGGAAAGACATAATTATTTAGAATAGCAGCCTCTGCATATTTTGCCTGATAGTACGCGTCTACCCATGTGATATGCTTTGCGTAGGAGGATCTATAGAAATCCACATGATCCATATCTGTTGAATATGGGCATGATTCTAAATGCTGCCCTCGACTATAGGCTAGTCTGCCTTCCGAATCAACCTTAACCAGATTCTTTTTTACTTTCCCTCTCATGGTATTGCTCCTTCAAAAATTGTATCATAGAGTCTTGGTAAATGCATACGCAATAACCGTGCCATTGCCAACGCATACTGTCTAGATTCCCATTGAGCGTCTTCCGACGTTCGTAATTGTAGGAAATTTACAAGGTTTCTAAGGTCTATTTTCCACATCCACTTTGTGTAAATATTTTGCAATATCGCCATTCTTGCTATTTCGTTCGGTATACCTTTTTCTACGGACTTCGTATAAAACTGATGTAACTCTTTACAAAAACTAGTTAATCCCGCGATATACTCCTCCGCATAAGGATTTACTTCTGTAATATTCCTTCCCTGCTTTTTATTAGGAGTCTTTACTCCTATTTTATCTACATCTGGAATATAAAAATCATCTGTTATCGTTACGTATCTAGCTGATATTTGATTTATCGAAGCTGTTCTATGTCTCACAAATTGTGCAGCTACGTAAATAGGTAATTTCATTTCCCAATACGTTTCAATAAATTCAAAAGGCGTTAAGTGTTTATGTTTCCACAAATACGTTAATAGTCTCAAATCATCTTCTTCAGTCTTTGTATTACGTGCATCAAATGATACGCGCGCACAGTTTGCTGGATCTGTGTCCTTAGCGGGACCTTCCGGTCCCGCTAAGTTCAACAACGTCACGTATCCTTTATCAAGTACTGGTGCAGTTACATCTATCATTCTGGGCAGTATCCTATAATAATTCGTACTACTTCATCAAATAGGAGGGGGATTAACATGAACGTAGCAATGTCATGAAAATCCTTAATACCTGTTGTCGCAGCAATTCCTAGAAAGATAAGGCACCAAGAATATGCAACCATCTGTAGAATTGACATTTTATTTGCTCCTGTCAACGAACGTCCGAATTATAGACACGTGCATGCCAAGCCGTCAAGTCATTTCGTAGGTCTGATGCAATACCTGGGTTTTCTGTAATCAGATTGACACTTTCATTCGGGCTATCCGCGAGATTGAATAGGTATTCTTCTCCCGCCTCTTGCACGAACTTCCACGGACCGTTGCGCACTGCCCTGTTATTACCGTTCATTGACCAGTATAGATTACGAGGGCTATTGTCCCCGCCAAGGATATCACGTCCGTCAACCCCTGGAGACGTGCCGCCCGCCAACCGCACAAATGTCGGATAGATATCCTGCATAATCAACGGGCGGTTATCAACCGACGGCTGAATGCGTGGGCCTTCCATTGCAGCATAGACACGGAGTCCACCTTCCCACATATGCGCCTTTACTCCGCGGAGGTTGCCGTTGTGTCCAGCATATCCACCATTATCGCCAGTAATGATGATGTAGGTATTGCCGATAGCGTTGATCTTTTTCAGAATCTGGCCAACGCCGTTGTCCACCATCTGCAGCATCTTGCCGTAATCTGCCGGGTGACTAGAGTCAATCTTGGCTCCAGGTAGTTGCCACGGCACGTGCGGAGCTTCATACGCCACATGAATGTAAAATGGTTTCTTTGCATTATGGGCACGGTCGATAAACCCTAGTGCCTCGCGAGTAATGGCCGTTGTCGTATACTCCTTTTTATAGATGCGCTGTCCATTGCGCCACCAGTCTACTGTTCCATCTCTTGCGATGTGGGTGTCGTAAGATCGCAACTCTCCGACAACCATGCCGTAGAAGAAATCATATCCCTGACTATTTGGCAGATACTGCGGAGCCCTACCGAGATGCTGTTTGCCGACAAGAGCAGTCTGGTATCCGAGTCCATTTAGGTTTTCCGCAAGTGTAGTGACGTGAGCAGGGATACCAAGAGGGGAAGTAATGCTAAGAGCGTTGTCGATTCCGAAACGCTCCGGATACTTGCCTGTTACGGCTGCAGCACGGGCTGGCGAGCACATTGCCGCCCCGTAAAAATTCGTATATGTTACGCCAAAGCGTCCAATACTCTGAATATTTGGAGTGGCGTATCGCCCATCGAAATCTTGTGTCCCAGAATCGTCAAGAATGACGTGGACAAAATTTGGCGGCGGCGGCGCTGCATAAGCCTGCGCAGTCAACCCGAATATTAGTAGCGAAAGGGCCATTACCAGAATGGCTGCAATTACAAACTTTTCTACTCGATCAAGTGTCATCATTTTTAAGTCCTCATCGTTGGTAGGCAGGGAGGGACTCGAACCCCCATCGCGCTCTAATCCGGAGCATACACGAGGTATAAGCTCGCCGTTTTGCCATTAAACTACCCGCCCGTTTCGTCGTCAACTGCCGTTAGATAACTGAGAAAACCGCTTATTGTCAACGTATTTTTCAGCCTTATAGAGATTTTTCTGGTTATCTGAATAGCACATCTTCGCGCCACTGGAGGCAAAATTAGCACGCATAACAGCAGTATCGGCCATTGCTAAGGCAAAGGTATCTGAGGTAACGCTGATAGTATCCATGGTAGGTGTACCGTATCCAGCAGCTTGTTTATCATTATCATACTCTACCCCGATAAAGGTAACTTGCCAGCCCTTATCTCGACATTCCTGCAAAGCCTTGGTGGCTTGGGCACGGGTATATTCTTTGCTATTATTCTCTTCACCGTCTGTAATAATTAGTAGTGCAACCACTTCGTAAGGGGTCCCATTGTGCCCTTTATTAGCGAGGGCGACAATGTCCATAATTGCATCATTCAAGGGTGTCCAACCGCGAGGGACGGCGTCAGCGTTTGTTACATCCTGCCACGTCTGCGGAGTAATTCTATCGCGTACAACTGTAAAGTGATAACTATTGATGTTATAGTCGAATACAGCGAGAGTAACGCCGGTGTCTACATTTTGCTCTGCAAGCTGATGCACGTAATGGTTGAGTGCCCCTAACGAATCAGCCCACTTAGTGTCCATGCTGCCGGAACGGTCTAACAGAATAAAATCATGTTGCATTTTTACAAATATCCTAAGGGTTATTCGAATACAGCGGGATAACCGTTACCCGAAATGTATGGCAGTATCTTTGATTCTAGCTGCGTTGTCAAGGTGCCTGATTTGCCGTCTAGGCTAGCCCAGGAAATATTATTCTGCTGGAACCACAACCATACCTGTTGTGAATTTCGTGGATCGGAAGATGCGGCAGATCCGATGAAATCATTACACTCCGACATAAACAAGTTGTATCCTAGATCTTTTAGTTGCTGGAGTCCACCAAAACCGTTTGGATCCCCAAACAAATAAGTGCCTGGATAATGATGAAATGAAATTAATGTTTTTGTCCAGTCTATACTTGTGCCGAGTGCCTCGAATTGCTGCGGGACAGTTTTCCAAGAGTTCGCATTGGGGTATAGATTGGGTGTAGAGAACATGCAAATATGCGTATTCGGCGCACCTGCCCGCATAATATCGTAGACATCCCGCAAATCCTGGAGTTTTGGTGTTGTCCAGTGCGATGTCTGGCCCCAATAGCCGCCGCCGCTTACGGGCTCATTGGTAATTTCGTAAAAGACATGCGGCATATCTTTATATCGGGGAGCCACAAGTGTCCAGAATTCTGTAAGCTGTGACTTATTATATCCGCCCGGTTCAATACTAATCAAAATCATTATGTACATACGGGCGAGTGCTGCGCAAGCAACAGCAGCGTCCAGGAATGGTATCTGATCGGATATGGCTCTACCGACACCGTCATGGTCTGACTTGACACCAAGTCTTACAACATTCAACCCTTTAGATCTGTAATAATCCCATACCGACTGCTGATTGCAAGGGGGATTTGCCTGCTTTCTAATGTCCATGGTAGCACCATTCATTAGTCTACCTGTATCGGTAAGAATAGTACCTCTTGCTGTATAGGGTCTCGCCCGTGGCGCGTTACTCTGTTGTCCAGTTAATATTGTTGTTTGTGCCAATTTTTTATTAATGCCTCTTCTGTGCTTCTGATCTTATTTCTTCCCAAACTTGGTACTCTTTATTATACAGAGACTGCTTAAGAGATAGCAACATAGAATAAGCTTCACGTGTAGCCAAAGACTGAATATTTGAGATTTTCCCCTCGTAATATTCTTCTACTAATTCTGTCAGCACACTATGTAATTGATCATTTAAGGCACGGATAAATTGATAGTCAGTATTACTCGTCTGATTCTCCACCATACATTAACTCCCAAAGTTCGATGTTCTCTTCTTCCGTAATTGGCCCAAAAAACCGCTTAGCTATAAGCCATCCTAACCGAGTGTCAATGTCTAGATCAGGATACATATTAATAAATCTGGCGTTTTTATCGTCAAATGTTTCTGTATCTTCTACATTTTTCATCCCCACTTCTCCTTTTTCATTTTATTAAGGAAGTATAGACCATGTGCAATTGCACTTCTTTCATGCAGAGTCCGGCAAGGTCCTGTAAGAGATTCAAATGGTTTTCTTACCGACGGTTGTTGTAGCACATAGGGGATATCATAATACCTACTTAGGTACTTTATTAATCCTATCTGTTCTATAGCTTCTAAGTTCTGCCCACGAAAAGATACTATATTAAAAGCTTCTACAACAATATAGTCCGCAAATTTGGAGAATTCCGTTATAAGACTTCCCAGTTCTAATAATGTATTGTCTGGTGTAGTTCCTATCATAGTAGCGGATTTACATAAAATTTCGTTATCCCACTGTGCAATCCCTACGTGTTTTCCTGGATCAATAGAAATAAATTGCATTATTACTCCTTTTTCTAAAAAATTAGGAAACAGCAGATGGTATGTCTGCTGTTTCCTTAGTGGGGAGGGCTTATTAAAGGACAGTTGCCCCGTCAACAAGTTCGGCTACATTCAAATCTACTGGCGTAATGCAGCGGAACTCAAGAGGGATTGTTACAATTTCCTTGTAGAAAACTCCTTGTGGTGATAACATCCCAATTTCATATGTTGTATCTTGTGTTTCAGCGCAGATACTGTTAATGCGTGTATAAAGGACAGCAGAGTAGTCCATAAGAGCAACATCGGATAACCTGCATGCTTGCCAATCGTGTGTCAAGAGCCGATGAGCGATTCGGTTTACCTGTGGCTTAGGGGTGTCGAAAAAGATACGGTCCGCTGTCGTATAGATAACACTATGTAAGCGGATCCATTCTCGACAACGGTCACGTGCGATAGCAATGGCACGCTTAACCCTGCGAAGATTATGTGCATTATTTGGGATAGTGCAAACTTGTTCAACATTGTAAGAGATAGCTGCTATTGTCATCTTTCTTCACTCCTCAAGTAAAAGGCGCCTACGGGTAGCACTGTCTACCTTTATACGGCCTTTATCGCACCACACATAACTGCTTGCATCGTCGGCTTTACCATCAAAACTTAATACATGACCATAAAAAGCACGCCCCTCTATATACCCTTTTATTACTACGCTATCAAATATTATTAACAGCGTCCAATCGGTAACCCCTTCAATCTTTTTCCTACCAAACAAAGGTCGCTGTTTCATTTTACAATCCCTTTGGTCGCCCGCCATAATCTATTTGTTACAAGGAGTTAACTAATAAAACTTAAAGATCGGCCGCTACCATAAAAAAAAATACACTTTCTTTTTTAATACTTACCCTAGATTAGTAAACTTTACACCACACCACTAAACATAACACAACAGTACTGAATATAAACATGTATTTGGCGGGGTAGACAGGATTCGAACCTGCATTGATCCGTTACGGTACTCTAGATTAGAACTCTAGTCCGATACTACCCCGTGGTCTGTGTGACAGGATTCGAACCTGCAACCTCTAGCATCCAAGGCTAGGACTCTACCAGATTGAGTTACACACAGAGAGCAATTACCATCTAACTACTACTAGTCTGTTCTGCTCCATGGCTACCAAGCACTTCATAACACCTTTATACGAATTGTCAAGGGAAGAGTGATACTGCTTATCCTGCCCATAAACTACCCATGCGCCCCGGCTGAAGCCACTATCCACTACAAGCTTAACTGCTTCATGAAGCGCTACTGACAGGGGGCTATATGCACGCATCTGAACTTCCCTCCGACCTAAACAATAGTACTCTATACGCTTTTTAAGCTTTTGTAAACTTATTCTTTAGAAAATTCCTCTTCGATTAGGCGGATCATTTTGTTCATGGTTCTTACGAATTCTCGTGGTACGAGTACAACACCTTGATCTCGTACTATTTCCAGTAGAGATATAACTCTAAGAGTACCTCTGGTGAGTGTGGCACAACTGTCGATAGCTACAATTAAATCGTCTATTGCATTGTCTTTCTTCATAAGAAATGCCTCCCTGTTGTGTGCGCTATTCTAAAACTTACCAATGCGCATATTATGTTCTGCGATTAATAGTTTCTCCGCATACTTAAAGCGGCCTTTACGCATTAGGAGTTGTCCCAACTGGTGTGTTGCCTCGATAAGACTCATCGTGCCATCTCCCAATTCTCGTTAACCTGCTGTGGAATTGCCGTGGCACCATAACAAGGGGCAAAGAGTTTCCAGCACCTTTGTGGAGGATTAACTCCCATAGCCTTTGCATCATCTGCAAACTCCAGCGAGGAGATTTCCATTGCGGCATCCCTTGCTGCAGCAACAACAAGAGTATCGCGTAATGCTCCTGCTTTTAGCTTTGCAGCAGCCTTCAAAGTTTTATAATACTTCACTGTTTACACTCCCCAAAGATACCAAGCCAATCGGCTGGACGTGGGCCACTACCTCTTTCTTGGAGCCAAAGTTCATCATGCGGTGGATACCTCCGTCGCCATTCATAAAGAGGATGGCGTAGAAGTTTGTTTACGGCACTGTAGGCACTTAAAAGCCAGCTATTCATGCGGACACCATTGCAACCATACGTGTGTTACAAGTGCAAAGAGGAGGATGCGTTGTTGGGTACCCCTGAACTACTCTCGTAGTTTTACACGCGGGGCAAATAGCAGAGTAGCGTGTAGCCCTACGGAAAGCAGCTAAGGACACTACATCTTGGGTACGAATACGTACAGCCTCCATGGGGAGGACCCTTGTAAGGTACGCTTCATTCGTCTTTGCCAACATCGCATCCTCTCCGTTTTCTAAATTTCCATTTATTAATTATGCCATAATATGGGCTCCTCCGTCCATATAAATTGTTCCACCAGTTACAACTTTTCCAAAGGGACCCGCGAGATGGGCGGCCATAGCACCAATATCATTGATTCCAGGCATTCTGCGCATAGGTGCCTTATGGCAAACAGCTTCCTCAAGGGCATCAAACCCTCCGATTCCGGAAGCTGCCCTAGTGTGGATGGGACCGGGCGACAAAACATTGACGCGGATACCTTTTGGTCCCAAGTCGTAGGCTAACCCTCGCGCCGCCGCCTCGAGGGCCGCCTTGGCGATGCCCATGACGCCGTACTCGGGCACCACCCGCTGCCCGCCCAGGTAGCTGAGGGTGATGATGGTGCCGCCATCGGTCATTAGGGGTTCGGCTGCCTTGGCCATCCGGATCAGCGAATGGACACTGATATCCATCATCGTTTCGAACCCCAACAACGAACAGTCGGTAACCCTGCCATGAAGGTCCCGCATGGGGGCAAAGGCAATAGCGTGGATAAGTACATCTACGCGTCCCCACTTATGCCCTACCTCTTTAAAAACATCCTCAAGCTGTTCTTGGCTGGTGACATCAAGCGGCATGTTAAGTTCGGAATCAAGTAGTTCGGCGCACGGATCGGTGAACTTCTTCGCCTTTTCATTAAGGTAAGTCATACCGATTTCGGCACCGTGTGCGCGTAGGGCTTTTGCAATTCCAAAGGCGATCGAGTCTTTGTTAGCGATGCCGACTACCAGTGCCTTCTTTCCCAAAAGCGGAGTATTTTCCACCTCTGGGGTTGTCATAGTAATATTGTGTAGCATTTCATGTTTCTCCTATTGTCAAGAAATATTCAGTAGGGCTTCACGTCTTGCATTCGCCGTTAAGCCCTTAACTCTTACTGCTCCATTTTCTGTAACGATCCAATCCACACAGTTACGTGGAACTGTTACCGCTCCGTGCAGCCTATCAACAATTCGGCTGCGAATACTCCCTGACGCTTTGTCGATCCTTTTTGATGGCATGCATAAGAATGACATACCACCATTAGACCTTATTGCTCCCAAAACAAAATCCAATTGTCCACCCGAACCCGAGTAAGGCCTACCGTTTACCTCTTCTGAGTTCACCTGTCCAGTAAGATCTACTTCCAAACAGGAGTTAATCGAAACTAGATTATCTATTTTGGCCAGTCGTTCACTACAGTTCGTAACCTCTACGGGACGAATGTGAATTCTGTGACTATTGGTTTCCAAGAAGTCGTAGAATTCAGGAGTATCGCCAAAAGCGATAGTACATTCTACATCTTCTTGCAACAAACCACTCTCAATAAGAGGAATCATTGCTGGACTGAACAATTCAGACACGATTCGCTTTACCGGCCTACGCTGCTCAACCATCATCGCTAGTACACTATTCGGTACACCCCCAACACCTACCTGGATCACCGGGGTATCCGGAATTACTGCCAAGATATGTTTGGCAATCTGCCTATCCGTATCTGTGATTTTAGGCGCACGATGAAAATGCAGCGGTACATCTCGCCAAGTAATATCAACATCAATGTCGGGGGCCTCGGTATCGAACATCGGCCCGGTGCGCGGCAGGTTGATATTGTCCTCCAGGTGTAGCCGTACCTTACCAACACTCAGTAGGTGCTGGGAATAGCCACAGCAAGAGCCAAAGCTGATATCAACACCATCCCAACTACGCCCAGCATGGTAAAGATCAGTGACGCCTGCAGTAAGCATCGCCGCGCCGATGTCGCGGAAGGCACACGGTACGAACTGGATTGGCACGCCACGCGTCATCAAATGCCGATCGAAGCCGCCAGCAAAGTAACAATAGAGTACTACCTGTCCACGCCTAGCTGCATCCTCCAGTGGCTGCAGGTTCGGCGTGCCATGCATGTAATGGATGTCCATCGTCAGGCTTCGATCAACTTGTAGCTCGGCGGCGATGTCCTGGACGAGTCCATATGGAATAGCATCCGCAGGACCCATTGCAATAACCCTTTTCATAGTTAGATTACCCTATCCCCAATTCCGTTATATACTTCAGCGGCTCCAATGAGTTCACGAGTGATTTCCTGGAACTGCCGAGTGGTAGCTTCGATGACGGCATTGGCTTCCTGGACTTGCCGTGCCAATACTGGGGCGCGCAATTCCTGCAGGAATACCATCGCCGTCAACCTGTTACAACGATCGATGAGTTGAGTTTCCAGATAAGTCATCTTTTTATCTCCATTCTAAGATGGGAGTTTACATAACGGGAAGTTCAAATTCCCTACCAGTAAATGGGATAGCTGGCTTCGTCGCCATCAAAGCGGCTTTCCAAAGCCTCAAGGTCCATGGGATCATCATCAGGAACATTTTTGTTCTCCTATCCTTAAAGGTTAAGCTCGTAGGTAAGCAGTAGATCGTCCCACGGGCTATCATATTCTTCTTCGTGGATTCCAAGCATCCACCTGCATACTTGATCGAGGAGATCGATCATCTAAGTCAACTCCACCCAACGAGTGTGAATTCGATAACCCCCACCGGGAAGTGGCTCATACTCGGTAACCAGCACCGATTTGCTAACCAGCTTCTTCATTGCCTTCCCCTCCTGATCTCCATCGTTCATAATTACATTATACACCCATCATATTGCAGCGCACAACGACTTTTTTAATAAAAATTAAGTTTTAAAAACTTGACTTTTCTTAACCCTTCAAAATCTTAGCTTTTTTACCACCAGCAGCGCGTGCAGCTACAAATCCTAGCGTCGTCTTTCGGCGTCTTGACGTGTTCTTATTGTCCTTGCTCGGCCCAAAGCGCTTGAGCTTAATGTAAGGACACCCTAAAGGAAAGCGAATTCCATCACCAAACCTAGGGGACAGCCCGTAAAGTTTAGCCAGTCTAGAGTTTAGTGTTTTAGACCCATAATTCTGCATTTTCTCTAACCCTATTAAATAGATATTTCACTAATTTTTCTGCACTTTCGCTGTTATTAAATTCTGCTGTGAAACAACTATTGTTCCTACAGAAATACACTGAATAAGAATCTTTCTTGGAGAAATCCATGTAAAAAGAAATTATCCAATGGAAATTGGGCGTATCATATTCAACCCAAGAGCACTGAAATGTTGTATTATCTAATCTTGAAATTGTGGTTGTATTATCAGTAATTACCGCTAATCTTTCGCAGATTGCAATAAATCTACCAATATTTTCTTCGTAATCTGTATAATCCTTTAAAAGGTCCACCAACCTAAAAAATTCAACTTGTTGATCACTAATGTTTTGAAAATACTTTATGGATATAGGAGGAAAACTCTTAATCATATACATACTCCTTTTTAATAGCCTTTCGATTGTAACTTGCGTTCCCCTTCTTTGGTCTTACCGCTTTTGGTCGGTACGCCTTATTAACAATTAGCGCGTACGCTACGGATGATCTCCGTTTCATTTTTCATCCCCTTAAACTGGTCATCAATAGCACTGCAGATATGTTCTACTGTATCGTAGAAAGCATAGTCTGCAGACACCCCATCTTCGTTGTCCTGTGTATAGCACATCAACGTATCCAATATTAGCCTAAGGTTTAGAATATCGCAAACATATTCTGCAGTTAATCTACTTCCATACTCTAGACGGCTTGTTGAATGCACGTCTCTTACGTGTCTAAATACAGTCCATTTGCAAGTTAAATCATTCCATACGGGTGTAAACTCTCGTGCTTGTGCGGCAACTTCTATTAGCCCTACCATCCGTATTTTTCCTCTCGTACTACATAACTCATTAATATAACTCCCTAAGTTTGGTGCGAGTGATAGGATTCGAACCTACACGCCCTTTACGGACGGAAGATTTTGAGTCTCCCGCGTCTTCCTTTCCGCCACACTCGCGTCTACTACTAAAAAAGTAGAGGGGTGTTACCCCCTCTTCACGATTACCGCCTTTGTCGGGCGGGAGAAGAACCCGAACTTCGGATCCTTGTCACTCGGCTTAATACCTGCGTCGAAGCGAATAGTGTCTCCAGGTGCACAATCGATGCTGGAGGGGCAAGAGCCCCACACCTTCCAGCCTGCGTCAACCAGAACGAGGATTTTGCTGCCGCCGAAAAGCTCATCGGACTTCCTCGTCAGCACCTTGCCCTCTACCGTTACCCGATTCGTTGTTACGGGCACGGGAGTAGCAGCTTCCGCTTCCTCTCGGAACTTTGCTTCCCGCGCTGGCCGCGACGCCACCCTATCGACCAAGATGCGCAGGTAGTTATACTGCTTTTCCGACAAACTACCGCGTGTAATCAATTGGGAAACGATAGAATGCACCATAATCTCGTCTTTATGGTCTCCGTTGCCCTCGTAAATGGTATACGCGGATTCCAAATCTTTGCTCGCAAGAATTGCTTTCGCTTTTTCCTTGCCCGCCTTACGCTCCAAGGCGCTCTTTACCTGCTTTTTGAACAGGTCTGCGCCCTCAAAACTCATTTCCATCTTTTCAGCGCAATCCGTGCCGGTGCGAATGTACGTGTTTGACGGACGATGGTGGAAAATAACCGTATATATTGCATGGGCACCGCAGATGTGGCAAGTACCGCCGTGTGCGTGGTGGCTGAAGGTGCCACCCGTCCGGTCCATATCCGCCTTAAGAGTTTCCCGCTGCTGCTGCACATACCCACAATCGGCGTCACTACCCATATAGCCATAGGCTACGAAGTCATAATCCCCAGGGATAATCGACTTTGGGCTATGAATGTCGTTCCTTGCCATGGTGTAGATCCTCTCTTCTGATGCTCCCGATTATATAGAGGATTCTTGTATGGGGCAAGCAATTTTTTATTTTAAATAGTCGGTATATTTTCCTATTCAGTTTACTCCCATAAGTTACCCTAATTAGTCATAGCATTAAAGATCCTTTACTTATCAATATAGAGTTTAGCACTACGTAGGCTTCTTCTAATTCTTTCAATATTTCCTTTTTTAGGCGTTCTCGTCGCGACGTATCTTGTGCGTAGAGTAGTTGCATAAACTCATTAGCATCAGCAGGTAATGGTGAGTCTAACTTTTCCAAATAATCCACCAATAACTGCACCTGCTTGGCTAATCGCAAGGAAAAGCACTTTCTGCAAGCTGATTTTTATACCATTCGGGAAACCCCTTGGTGACTCCCCGCTTGATCTTCGGCCAGAAAAAAGAAAAAAGTTGTTCTTTAATATTGTCCTTACTATCGCCCAAAATATCAAGAGGAATTTCTTTGATTAGTGCTCCAATGTCCTTAGGGGAGTCGTCGAGTTCTCCTCGCTCCCGGAGATGCTGTACGGCCTTTCGCCATCTTGCCTCCGTACAATACATTTTGGTCAGAGATTGAACGAAATCGCCATCTGTAGGATTATCATGCTTCCAGGTTGTCTTGTGTGTTTCCTTAAATGCTTCAGATACCAATTTTGCCATCATGGGCTTTTTATCTACATTTAGTAATGTAGGACTCTTGACAACAACGCCCTCTATTTTAGGCCCACCTAAGAAACTTTCTTGAGCCATAAACTCTTTTAGTTGTCGAAGATCATACACCATACCATTGTAGAAATTAGGTACGCAACTTAATCCTAAGCGGTGTGCCTCTAGGCTAACATAGGCAGGAGGCATGTAGTCTTCTTTTATTTCAGTGCTACAGATATCGAACAGTGCAATGTATCCGTCTGGGATCCGTGCGTAGGTAAGGGTATTGTGCTTTAACTTGCTTAAATACTCTCCCCTATAGATGTAACCATCTAGCAAATCGAGTCCTTTAATTACCGATACAGCCTGTTGGAACATTTTGGGTGTGTTATCGGTAATATCGTTGTTCTTGGACCGGATCTGTAACACTCCGTCTTTTCTACCGAATGAGATTTGCGACCCGTCTACCTTTTCTTGTACGTATACATTCTCACTGAAAATGCTCTGAACGGCACGATGTCCAATATTATAAATGGATGGGTATGAATAGATATGCATCTTTCACCTTTATACAGTTGTAGACTTAAAATCCAGATATATTTTTAACATCTCGTAGAACTGTTCTGCTGTCTCGAAGGGCATTGTAAACGTTATAACATCGCCGCTGTTGGCATGCGATGAAAATTCTACCAATCCTAGGCCGTTTACATCGTCCCTGACAGCCCAATAATTACCCGAATCATCATCGAACAACTTCAGTTCCGTTGCGATCGTGTAGCTTGTCATCTAACTTTCTCCATTTCAACTGTTGCCTTGAGCCGGAACGGTGGGTGTCGAGTGCATACCGTTCCAGTTTCCGTCCCGCTTGGTCTATCTCGCGTTGCAGTTTACAATTTTTGCTGTCTGCCCACTTCATCCGATATTAATAACCTGTTTCAACCTGTCAATCTCACTTTTTGCCTTGTATATGGAGCACTGTGCCTTATTCCTATACAACTTCAAGGCGTCTATGTACCTACCCTTTCTGATCAGGGCAATGCACTTCTGCTGCAGAGGGGTAAACACTTCCTCCTCCTTAAGCGTCACCACGTCACCATCTTGGGTAGCGATGGCTGTATCGGACTGTCGCAAGGTCACCTGACCGGCCGATGCCTCGTGTGCGCGGACAACCGCGAATGGATTGTTAGCGGCAATCCGCACCAGCAATTTCAATGCCAAGTCGCGGTCCGCAACGCAAGCCTCAACGATATGCGTCGCGCGATCTTTGTAGTTCATAATATCCACTCCATTTGTTAAGAAGTACGTTACTCGTATACTAAGGACTAGTCAACAATTTTTTAGTTCTTCATTTAGTTTTGCGCACAGAAGTCCAGCTTCTCTCATAGCACTAGCAAAGGCACTACGATCCCCTCCAACGTGGCAACGGTACCAGCACGCTACGATGCGGATAACACCCTTAGCACGCTCACTGATCATAGTGGGAGGGGTATCATCAACCGTCTCCATAACAGCCACGTGCTTGTACTTCCCCCAGCAGGAATTCGGCATCCGGGCTGCACTAACCTTGATTTGATACATTGTATCCTCTCACTCTGGCGGTGTCGATACCACTGAATCATATCGTACGCGAAATTCGTCGCCGCTTCCTAGATCGCATCCCAAAGGTCCCACTTGAAAGTACCCAGGGCAGGAATTTCATTCGTCTGCATAGGTATCTCCATCAACCTGAATGTCATCATAGTTTACGGTGAACGTGGGGAAGAATTCTGCAAACACCTTATGAGCTTCTTCCTTTGTCGCCGCAATAACACCTAGCGTACTGCCGAATTCCGTCTTGTAAGTGTAGTTGTTCATGTCCTTTCCTCTAAAAAGCAGCAAGTTTGTTGAAAGCTTTGCTTCCTCGTTCTACTGTACAATTGCTAATAGCGGAATAACAACGCCTGAGCGCCTCAACTGCAGGTCCCTGAGTATTGTTAATGAATACCTTGTTAACCATAATTTGGTAAATATCGTATACGAAATTTCCTGACCCATCTTCTCTGAGCACCTCCAAGAGGGGGGTAAAACCCAAAGCCGAAATCATCTTCACTTCTTCTTTCGAAAAATTGGGATCCATCTGTCGTCTCCTTCGTTTCTAACACCCTCAATGTACGATTTATCGATAGCGAATGCAAGGGGAAAGTTTTAAGATAATATTCCTAAGATACTCAAAAATGAAGTGCTTCTTAGGTTTGTAAATCACTTTTACACGATAGAGAGTCCTCCATCCATGTTTGGCATAATACTCTGACTGAAGAAAAGCCCTATACAAACTGTCTCTAGGTATTAACGCCATACGTGTTTCTCCCGACTCGGTTAAGAAAACGTTGAAATATTTAATCTTCTTCATAGTCAATCCATGTGCCTTCTTTAGATTTTTGCTCAACTTTCAAATTCTTATAGTGCATAGATCTGTCAACAGTAGCATCTATGTCTAGCAGTTGTCCGGTAAGTCTTGCTGCTTCGATTCGATGCCATTTCTTAAACTCCTCTGTGCTTGCCATCCTGCGAAATGCAATTTCTCTATTATCCCTTTGAGATCGACTTTCTCTTGACTCCCCAACAGCGCCCGATGCTCTATGAATACATCTAACGCAATTTTCAGTTTTATTTCGCTTCTGGCCTCCGGGTCCGGTACCTCGAAAGTATTGCCATTCACAATCCTTTGCAGTAACAGAAAACAATAGTTCTTTTTTCATTTTGGAATACGACTTTCTAGCCCACACGCCTTTAATCCACGGTACAATAGATCATAAACACCGCGACTATACCTTGGGTGCCCCTCTACGACATTTTGCACCGTCTGCTCATCCTCAAACACACCATCCCGCCAAGTCTTCTTCAATGAACCTGAAAAAGGTGGGGTCTTTAACAGTTTTACAACGTAATTGCCAATGGAATCGTTACCTGTTCCATCATTGCAAATCTCAATGAGCCCTATTACTTTCTTAAGATCCTCTACTCCCTGAGGAACCAATTCAATAGTACATCTAATCATTATCGTTTCCTCATAAGTCAACTAAAGACTCCAAACTCTCTAGATATTTAATTGCCCTTGCTGCTTCCTCCGCAAGAGTACGGGTAGTATGGTCCCCGATACAGACTGTTGGATTTCCGCAAGTACAGCCTTTGCGCTCATCACACTTAGGACAAACTGTATGATCTATATAAGGATAGCCCAAGGCTTTTCCTAATATTTGCTCAATCTCATATAGTTCTAATTGGTATATCCTAATCTTTTCTTTTAAGGCTAATTTCTTACATTCTGCTGTTTCACGCAGTGTACTTAAAGAAATATCAGATAACCGTACAGATTCCTTGACAGCATCATATATCAACTGTTTTACCTCCTCGGTCGTGGCGCAAGCACAGTGCGTTACCTCAGCTTAAGCTCTAACCGACAGCCCCACCGTGCTTAGGGGCGCAGAAGCCGAACCACGATTCTATATTTTTCTACCTACCTCCAAAATGTTAATTAAATGTACAACAGTGTATGCCAAAGGCTCTGCATCAGTATCCTTTAAGTGCTGAAAGCATGCCCAAATACCCGCAACACCCTTCGCATTTATGCGATACAAAGTATGCTCTGGTGCACTGCGATTACATTGGGGATGGAAGCATTTCATAGTACCGCCTTCACGTCATCGATCAGCGCGTCAATCATGGCACGGTAGATGCCGGCGACAGAATATGGCGACCCGTCATCGTTATCCGGATCCTCTTGCCATTCTACGGCAGACATACAAGTTGCAGGACTCGGATCCCATATTTCTTCCAGCACAGCGTGCAGGTTCCAACGGTTACAGGCGGATTGGGCTTCTTCTGGAGAGGAAAAGGGGCCTATCCCATACTCATAAGCTATGTCTGCGCGATCATATACCCTAAGACAAGCGACGAAGTACTTCCTCGTAGCTTGCGCAGCCTTATCTATGTTCATTGATCTTTCCTATTAGCAGTATCTATATAATAGTAAAAGCGTGAAATGATAAACTGATAGCATGAGCGGCACAAGTGCCATTTTACTACTTTTCCGTCCTCATATGGCGGACCAATCATAAGTCCGCCAAACTCATGTAAATGGTCTCCGCACTTGTTACAGCGTTGGTCTAAACTCATGTATCTTTACCACTATAAGGAAGGAGGCACCATAATACGGGATTTGCGACTACTTCGAAATCTGATCCATATAAAAACCAGTAGCCTGGAATAAAAATAGTGCGATTTCTAACGTCATCCCAATTTCGGTACTCCCCTCCGAATACTACGACGTTTGGCCCGTCTTTGACGTTGCCCAAGTCCTCGCAGTGCATTCCATAGACTGTTAAACGCGTACCGCCGTCTAAATAGTATGGATCAGCGCTATGCTGACAATAAGCTAGAATAGGTGTGCCATCGCGAGGGGCATTCTCAATATCAGAACGGTATTGTAACTCATCAATCATTTTTCATAAACTCCAATGTCCTTTATCCCCAATGTAGGGGTTAATATGGGTTAATAAAACAGGATCTCTCATATAACAAAATTTATCCTTAAAAGACGTAGATCTTAGCAAACATTCCTGATAATGGCCATTTATATACTGTTCTGCCCAATATAGTACAGTTGACATTGGGTAAAACGATTTTAGCCAAATGTTGTACTGTTCGTCCTCTTGATAACTCATAGTTATGCTCATGGTACCTTCTATCACTTCTTTCTGTGCATCTCAGTTTCTCCATGTGCCTTATTCAGGTCAAGGACAGTGTTGCATATTCCGATAGTCCATGCAAGCGGTTTTTTCAAAATTCAAAGGACATACACTTCCTTACGGCCTCAGCCTCATCCGTGCCATTGTGGTAAAGGCGCCAATCTCCGTTGGGAAGTGTAATAGCGACGTTATACTCCACCCTAGGAGGGCTATCGGAGGTTGTCCAACGTTCTACGCTCCAGCCACCCTTGCCTTGATAGACAACCTGCTTCTCGATCATAGTGTACCTCCATTATCTAACACTCCGACTCCGGGTGGAGATTCAATAGAAGCGAAGTATCTACGTAACCGACAAGTTCAAAATATGCATCTTGCTGACGCATAATATCTGCATCGAACTCGTAGCAAGTCGATAATACCCATTTTTCCATTGCCCAATCAGTAGGACCATTAAATGCAAAGTGTAGTACTCCAAACACACTGTCACTATCACTTAGGTATTCAGATTCAAATATCATATATACACCTTTCCTGCTTAGTTTCAATACCCTGTTCCCAAATAAGAGCATCACGGATCGCCGTCACAATCGCCCCGCGTCACGAAAAATGTACGTGTCGCCTACATCGCTTCCTTGATGTTTTCCATGATCTATATCCTTATGTCCGGCAACCGTCCTTGTCTTAAGGGGAGGAGTATGGCATACTGATTGACCCTACACAAGAGGTTTTTTAAAAATTTTTATGTTGACCACGCATGCGGGGTTATACAATATGTAGCATATGGGAGAATGATATGTCCACATGGGTAGTAACGGAAGTATGTGAAAAAACGGGTAGAGTCCTAAGAGGGTATAGTACTTGGAGAAATGGCACTGGAAATGTAGTTTGTGCAGATCCTCTTGATCTTCCTATAGATTGGCCCACAGAAAAAGAAAGACGAGTAGAAGAATTTAGAAAGTATCTACTTGACTATGTAAGAAAGGTAAATATTGCTAATGGATAATAGTGATATCGAGACATTACGACAGGATTTCATTACGGATATGCGGGTTACGTGCAGGGGGCTGCCAGAGGACTCGTGGGTGGGGCTCATGTCCGCCGCCGAGGACGGCGTTGCCGATGCGACATTCGCGGGCAGTGAATCCTTACAGAAGCCCATCGATAAATTTACAGTTGTAGCCCGATTTGCCCCGACGGATGACGTATTCGAAAAGTTGTCGTGGATCTGTGCGGGTATTGAGAGTCGGTGCCATTTTTGGTTAGACCAGCGTGGATTCCAGGGGGAGCGTCGCGAGGGCGCGGGGCGAGGAGCAGCTATCCAACCGGCATGGTACAACCATCTGTGGTGCGACATCGATCCGCCTAAGGGCAGGTTGTACGACGTCAATTCGTGGTATTCGGAGACACTTGCGAGGCTGCGCGAGTGGTCGCCATGCCCCACAATGGTGGTATCGACAGGTCGCGGATTTAAGGTCGTATGGTCTCTCGATACGCTTACCGAGGACTGGGAGGCTATCGGCAAGAAAAATAAATGGTTGACACAGCAATGGAGCGAGGACGGCGGCGATCACTGCTGGTCGGCCGCGCACATCCTTCGCGTTGCGGGGACCTGGAACCCCAAAGGAGGGGCACAAAAGTTCGCCCGCATCGTGTGGCTAGACGAGAGCCTAGTCTACAGCCTGGATACCTTTGGCAATGCCGAAGTTGATATTGGGCTTACATATCCCGAATACATCTCAACAACGCCCTTGCCGACAAATATCGAGGAACGGATCCGTAATAGTTTTGACCAGAAGTTTCTAGACCTTGTAAGGACAGGTAAGGGACGTGAGTCGCTATTGAAAAAGAAAAAGGGTGGAGGCATTGACCTTTCACAATCAGGGGTGGATGCTTACGTCGTGGCGAAACTTTTGCGTGCGTCGTGGCCCAAGGAGTTGATCAAGGGCATCATGATGCATGAGGAGTGGGCATC